CTGTTTCAAAAGGGATGATGACGGCACTGTTAGCGTACACCGCCATGTAGTGGCTGCTTATGATAGGCGTGTCGCAGCTGCTCGAATGGGCATAGTAACTAGGTTAGTTGTTCAAGAATGTGATAAAGACGAACTAAGGAAGGTTAAAGAGGTGTCCATAAATGGGGTCACTAGGAGATTGCCTGTAGCAAGGCTTTTTTATAGTGCCGATTTGATCTCAGTGTTACACATTCGTAAATGGTTTGGTCCACTACTGTCTGCAGTTAAGGAAACTTGCATGTTTCAAGCAGATACAGTAGGAATTAATCCACATAACGTGTCATGGGAGATGTTATATAAGTATTTGCGCATTAACCCTTGGTTATCACTTGGCGATATTGGTTCTAATGACTTTAGTACCATTGACCGGATAAATGGTTTGCTTAAGAAGATGGTGCATGGATTTTATAAGCAAAAAGAAGGCACGATGGATTGGATAGAAGTTGACGCCATGATTGAAGGGATGTTTCAGAAAATTCACATTAATCACGAGGTGTTTTTCCATATTGTTGGTGGTACTGCTAGTGGAATCCCACCGACGGTGTTGTATAATGCTTTAAGTACTTGGACTGCCATACGAACAAGTTGGATAGTCTCGGTAGTAGAGGAGCATGGTCTTGGAGCTGACGATATTTATTTGTTCGAAGATCATGTGCGAGTTATAATATATGGAGATGATTTCGCCATGTCTCTTACAGATATTGGTAAGAAACATTTACCATTTACCAAACTGATAAGCTTGGCAGCCAAATTTTGTGGATTGGTGATAACTCCAATTAAGAAAGAAGATGAAGCACGTGACTACAATGAATGGGATGAGTTTGAGCTGATTCAACGCACAGTTAGAGTTGAAACAGTGAATATGATTGATTACTATCATGGTGTGCTTAACGAAGATTGTATCAGGAAGTCTTTGTATTATGAGCGAAGCTCAACGTCTGAAGCGCCCAATGAGGTATTGAAATCAGTACTTCAAAGTGCGGCTTTGGAATATATGCATCATGGCAAGGAGAAGTTTCAGGAGTTTGAGAACGATTTCAGGGAGAGATTTGAGATTGTAACAAGTGAAGCCTGGCCATGTCATGCGTATGAATATTACCATGATTGGTGGATTGACGGCTATCGTAGCTGTTGCGCCAATAAGTGGGATGTGCACTGGAAGCAGTTGCACGATTAAGCAAAGCTTTTCTTCAGCACATAGCGACCAAATTGTGGTAAAATGGGAGTGCACGTGCTAAAGATTAACCTGACAAGTTCAGGCCACTATTAAATTAGTTTATCATTTACGGTTGGTGGTAGACAGTTTCAAAGACCGGAGCAATAACAATAATGAGAGTGGCGTAGGCTCTCTGGATTTCGACGCAAAAGATGTTGATGGAAGTATCGATCAACAACAGCTTTTTCGACTGGAGCAAACAGAAACAGTCGTGGAAAGCGAGGATTTACCTAGTGACTTTATGTCACTGACAAATCTTCCTTTCAAGGATATGACGCCAAAGAATTTGCTGGAGAGGCCGATAGAGATAGTATCAGCCCCTATTATCCCAGGAACTTTTTATGTCATAAATCCCATGCAGTTGCTAG